GGTGCTATTTATGAAGGTTATTTTGGAGCTACAACAACTGGTCTTCAAGATATGATTTTACAAAACACTGCAATTAAAGCAGACATTCAAGATGAATATGATTTAAGACAAACAGCACTAAGCACTGCTGCTGGTTTTGGATTAGGCACAGTCTTTGGTGGTGCTTTTACGGCAGGAGCATTTAAACTTACAACTAATAATTTAAAAAAAACGGCTGTTAGACAAATAGCTGACATACATGAGTATGGACAAAGTAACATTACTGGAAGATTACTTTTTAAAGATTTAAGTCAAAAAAAACCAGACGCTGAATTATATAAAAATCAGCCTAAAAAAAGCAAAGCACAAATAAAATTAGAAATGGATAATGCTGACCTCAACGGAGACACATTTAATAATAGATTTCTTAATTTTAAATACTCCCCTATTTCAGGTGAAGATAAACCTGCAAACCTTCCTATAAACGTAACAAGATATAAACCCGGTACATACCGATATTTAATTAAACAAAGAGCAGCAGAATTAAAAAACAAAGTAGACAGTGGCACCACTATTTCATTAGATGAAATGGTAGAAATAGCAGCTAAACGTCAAATAGAAATGGGTAATGACCCTAGAGTTGTAAGAGATGAACTTAGAAAAATGTCAAAAAATCCTAAGATGCGAGAACAGTTTGCTTACAGAGTTATTGCTGGTGATTTATTAGCAAAAGATGCTGCAGAAATTGTTAATTTATCAAATGAATTTTCACGAGTAGATTTAACACCTGCAAGAAGAAAACAAATTGAAAAAGAATTTGATATATTATTAGATGCTATAGATGAATTAGTTGAAATAAATGCTAATTTAGGAACAGCTGGAGCTAGAAGTGTAACTGCAGGTAGAATTACTAAAGATAAAGTTAGAGCTGCACAATTACTTTCAAATCCTGAAAATGAAAAAATGAAAAAGTTAAAAGCTGGCGATAGAGCAAAATTTATTGAAGCTATTGGCAAGCTTGATGATGATGAACAAGTTATTTTAGCTTTACAAAATGCTAAAGATGTTAGCAAATGGGATTTAGCTGCAGAATATGTAAACAATAATTTATTGTCGTCACCTGATACACATGAGTTAAATCTTATATCAGGTTTAATACACTCACAATGGAAACCTTTTGTAATGCTTTTAAGAAGTTTAAACATGGTTACTACTGATAGAAACAAAGCTATGATAATTGCAAGAGAAGCTATGCAAACGTTTGTTTACCAATATATATATTTAGGTCATGCTTTTAAAAAAGCTGGTCAAACACTTATTAAAGGAAGAGCAACATTAGATAGTTCACAAATGAAATTTGATTCTAATATTAGACAAGGACAACTTCAAAGATTTATAAGAGAAATGGGGAGAACTATTTCTGAACCTATAGCTGAAATTGGTGCTAGAATTTCTAATGATGCCATTGGTAAAGCAGCAGGTAAAATTGCACAAGCTCCTTTTGAAGTAGCAGGTTTTACTACAACTGTACCATTAAGAGTGCTTGCTGCCGGTGATGAATTTATGAAAACTATGGCTTTTAAAGCAAGAATGACTTCTATAATTAATTCAGAAATTATGGCAGAAAATCCGGGTTATGGGATATTTACTAAAGGTAAAGTATTTACAGAAGATTATAAATTAAAATTTAAAGCTAAAGAAGCAAAATTTATAGATGAACGAGGAGTTGCAAAAGCAATTGGAACTTCAGTAGATGAAAATTTAAATTCACCTTTACAATATGCTAGAGAAGTATCATTTACTAATTCTGCATATTCTACAAATCCAACTAATAATACAGAAGAAGGTCAAATTACTGGTTGGGTATTAGACCAAACAAAAGGTAAAGGCAGATGGGCAAGAGTTGTCGGACTTCACTTTATTAATACACCTTCTAATCTATTAAGATGGAATTTTCAACATTTACCATTATTAGGTAGATACCAATTTCAAATGAGACACATGTTAGCAGAAGTAGAAGATGTAGCAGATGGTAAAATAAAACATGTAGCTAGAAAAAGCACAGCAGGAGTAACTTCAATTAAATCGGGTTTATCAAGTACAAAGAAAAATTATTTAAATCCAGAGGCTGCCGCTGAAGCTAACGCTAGAATACAGGCCGGATGGATGCTTTGGTACGGAGCTTTTACAGCTGTGTCCGCAGGCAGAGTTACAGGTGGTGGACATGCTGATTGGCGTGAAAATGAATCTAAAGCTGATTTAACAGGATGGAAAAAATATTCTATTAAAACTGCTGATGGTAAATATATTCAATTTAATAGATTAGACCCAGTAATGACACCTTTATTTGTTATGGCTGATATTTTTGAAACCATAGATAAAACTAATGGTGTTATAGACCCTAAAGTACAAGGCTATATACATGAGATAGTTATGGGAACAGTTCTAGGTATTTCAAGAAATTTAACTTCTAAATTTTATACAAAAAATATAATGGACACTTATCAATCAATATTTGGTGGGGGATTAGCAAATGCAAGAAAACCTGAACAAAGAATAGAATCTTCCCTTGCAAAAGCAATTTATAAAATGGCTCCTTTATCAGGTGGTGTTAGATATGTAGATAGAATTACTGATGAATATGAAAAAGATTTATGGACATTTAGTGATAGAATGGCAAGATATTTTACAGACAATCTAAATGAAAAAGTAATGAAAAAAAGAAACATTTGGGGTGAACAAATAAAAACAAAAAGAGCGTGGTTGTTTGGACTAGGTGGAGATGATGGTGTAGTCTCAAGTCCTTTTGGAATGACTGAATTTAAAAACACAGCTACTGCTAAATTCTTTGAAGAAAGAGCTAATATTAACTACAGAAAACCTTCAGCTGTTGCTAAAAAAATTAATGGTCAAGATGTTGATTTAAAAACACTTAGAAACTCTACAGGACAAACAGCTTATGACAGATGGTTAGAAATTAAAAGTGAGTTAAATCTTACTTCATCTGGAACAGTGTCTCGAAGTGGTAAAGGTGTTAATTTAAAAGAATTTATAGAAAATTTAATTGCAGATAAAACAAGCAATTTATACACACAACCTGAAGGTATTGTAAATGGTAAAGACTATCAACAAACATATATACTTAGTATTATAAATGGTGTTGAAAATGTCGCATATAACTACATGCAACAAGAATTTCCTGAGTTAAGGGCAATTCAAGAATCAGAAATGAAAGATTTAATTCAAGCATATTCAAATCAAAAAAAAGAAAGAAAATCAACAATAAATCTTCTATCTCAATAAAGTACCCCTTTTAGAAGAAATAAAAATTATGGCAAATTCATTTGTAAGATATACCGGAAATGGCTCGAATAGAGCATACGCTATTAATTTTAGTTACAGAAGCACAGATGACCTATCTACATTAGTAGCTGGTAATGCTGTTACTGCTTATGTCCTAGATGCAGCAGGCACTACTCTTACGTTTGATGTAGCACCTGCAAATGGAGCAGCTATTGAACTTAGGCGTACAACTTCTCAATCAACCAAATTAGTAGATTATGTTTCAGGGTCAGTATTAACTGAAAACGATTTAGACACAGATTCAGACCAAGCTTTTTACATGTCTCAAGAGGCGATTGATAAAGCTGGAGATGTAATTATATTAGACCCAGCAGATTTTCAATGGACTGGACAAAACAAAAAATTAAAAAATATAGCAGACCCAACGTCAGCACAAGATGTGGCTACAAAAAATTATTTAGAAAACACATGGTTATCTTCAGCTAACAAAACAGCAATTACAACTGTTAACTCTAATATTGCAAACATTACAGCAGTAAATAATAATTCAACAAATATAAATTTAGTAGCAGGAGACGCTACGGACATTGGTTTAGTAGCAACTAACATTGGTTCAGTTAATACAGTAGCAACAGATATTACAAAAGTAATTGCAGTAGCAAATGATTTAGCAGAAGCAGTATCAGAAATTGAAACAGTTGCAGATGATTTAAACGAAGCTAGTTCAGAGATTGAAGTAGTAGGAGCAAACATAGCTAACGTAAATACAGTGGGTGGTATATCAGCCAATGTTACAACAGTAGCAGGAATATCAGCTAACGTAACAACTGTAGCAGGCAATAACGCAAACGTAAGTACAGTAGCGGGAATATCAGGTGACGTTACAGCAGTAGCAAATATTGCAAGTGATGTTGCGGCAGTAGAAAACATAGCGGCTAATGTAACTTCGGTTGCAGGTGTTGCAAGTAACGTAACAACTGTTGCAGGTATTTCTAGTGATGTAACAGCAGTAGCAAACATATCAAGTGACGTAGCGGCAGTTGAAAATATTGCTTCTAACGTAACTACAGTTGCAGGAAACAATACAAATATTTCTACAGTTGCAGGTGCTAACTCAAATATCACAGCAGTAGCAGGTGCAATTACTAATGTTAATAATGTTGGTGGAGCAATTACAAATATTAATACAGTAGCTACAAACCTAGCTTCAGTAAATAACTTTGCAGAACAATACAGAATTTCAAGTTCAGCACCTACAACTTCACTTACTATTGGTGATTTATATTTTGATACAACAGCTAACGAATTAAAAGTTTACAAATCAAGTGGTTGGGCGGCGGCAGGTTCTACAGTAAATGGAACTTCAGCAAGATATAATTATACAGCAACAGCAGGTCAAACAACATTTACTGGTTCAGACACTTTAGGAAACACACTTGCATATGATTCAGGGTTTGCTGATGCCTACCTAAATGGTGTTAGATTATCAGCTAGTGACATTACAATTACATCAGGAACTTCTGTAGTATTAGCTACAGGTGCAACTGTAGGTGATGTTTTAGACATAGTTGCATACGGAACATTTAATGTTGCGGCAGTAGATGGTTCAGTAATTAATTCAGGTACAATTAATGTAGCAAGATTACCTTCTACAGTTTTAAATTCTAATGTTGATTTAACAACTTTATCAGCAACTAATTTAACAAGTGGCAACTTACCAATCGCAAGAATAGTAGACGACAGTATTACAAATGCAAAATTAGATAATTCAAGTATTACAATAAATGGTTCAGCAGTATCTTTAGGTGGAAGTGTTACAGTAGGAGAAACTAAACCTACAATTACAGGTATTTCTCCATCAACTATAGAAAACACAGCTACAGATGTAGTAATCACAGGAACAAATTATGGTTCTTCTGGTACACCTAATATAGAAATTATAAATACAAATGGAGT